CTGGTGATGTCACTGGTACTGTCTTGACTGGAACACAAAATTCTATAACAACCATGACGGGATTAACTGCTGTTGGGAAAAGTAGCACTACTACTACATTTAGTGGTCCTATTTCAGCATCAGAAGGTGTAACTGGTGATGTCACTGGTGATGTCACTGGTAATTTAAATGGTATTGTAGGAGGGAATACACCTGCTGCTATTACAGGAACAACTATTACAGCCAATACAGTTTTTTCGGGTCCTTTAACAGGTAATGTAACAGGTAATTTAGATGGTATTGTAGGAGGGAATACACCTGCTGATATTACAGGAACAACTATTACAGGAACAACTATTACAGGTGATAGCGCTTCCTTTACAGATGGTTTCTTTATAAGTTTAAATGGGAGTACCGTATCCGGTTTCGAAGGGGCTTTTGCTGAATTTAGGTCATCAAGCTTCGTGGCCGCGTACGACGAAGCCGCTGGTTCATCCGCCACACTTTTTAAAAATGGGGACATTATTTCTGTTTCCGGTATTGTTTCTGGTGAAAATGCTTCCTTTACAAATGGTTCCTTTACAAATTTAAATGGGAGTTCCGTATCAGGTGGTAGTGCTTCCTTTACAAGTGGTTCCTTTACAACTTTAAATGGGAGTTCCGTATCAGGTGAAAATGCTTCCTTTATGGATGGGTCTTTTACAAATTTAGATGTTTTAGATTCCTTAACCGCCACACACGCCACGTTGGGTTTGGACCTGCAAGTTGGCACACCGAACGGCCTGGACCCAACTGTTGTGATTTTTGGTAATCTACCGCCGGCGGGCTCGCTGCAACCTGGTCAGCTGTACCAGGAGAACGGATACGTCAAAGTCTATACCGGCGCCATCCTCAATTGATTAGGCGGATAAATTACTAAATTTGATTTAAAAATAAAAATATAATATATATTATTATGAAAATTACTGAAAAAATTAACAATTCAAGATATACTTTTAAACAAATTTTAAGTGATGAATGGGATACATCAGTAATATCAGATTATTCTATTGAAGAAATTGATAAAATTTATACAAATATAGATGAAAGTGATCAATATTTAAATTCAAAAGCGTTTGGTAATGGGTTTATTTGTAATATTAGATTACCACATTTAATATTAAAAAACTATAATTTACACATTATTTATTATAATTTCCCTAAATTATCGATTGATTCTACATCAAATAAAGTAACTAAATCTATTAGTGATAAAATATCAAAATTATATGAAAATGAATATTTTAATAATAATGATAGTGTAATTATTGTTATTAATGAAACAGTTTCAGAGTCCATACAAAAAAATATAGATAATTTAAATATTGAATTTCAAAATAATTTATCAGATAATGGTTTAAATGAAGATATAATACAAGATTTTGAAAATCGAAAACTAGTATTAGGTGAAGATTATAATTTAAATCATTTTAAAAATGTTACGGTCGTGAACGTCAACACCGTAACTAATAATCTATTTGAACACAGACTTATACCGGAACATGTAGTTATTCGTGGTAAAAAAGAAATTAATAGAATTTTAGATGAATGTAATGCCAATATAAATCAATTACCAATTATATTAAAAAATGATGTAATTGCTAAATTAAAAAGAATGTCTGCGGGAGATATATGTAAAATAAAAAGGAGAAATGACAAGTGTGGTGAAAATATATTTTATAGAGTATGCAAGTAATTACGCAAGGTCACACTACTTTCATATTGGCGTGTCCATATGAATGGGTGTGGTTTTGGGTTTATTACCATCACTTTTTAAATTATTGAGTAATAATCTATATAAGCCCGAATTACTATCAGGTATTATATTTTGCATATTTTTTATATTTACTTTTCTTTGAGACAAATTACAATTATATGTATTTTGATTAACGTAACCTATAATAATTAAAGAAATACTAATTAATAATAAAATAAATTTAATATCCATTTATAATAATAAATAAAATAATTTAATTATCTTCATCAACTATTTCATCATTTTCAACTTGATCATATAAATGTTGATCATAACCACCTTTCAAATCAGATAGGAAGTCTTGTTCAAAATCGGGTCCAGAAACATACTCGGCATTATCGGCTGCGGATTCATGAAATAGCATGGAAGTACCCATTTCTTTTTTTGTATCGTTAAGGAATTTATCATCTTTGGACATTTTGTCGATTTTGTTTATATAATTTTGTTTTTCTCTTGAAACTTGTTTCATTATAGAGTTATTTAAAACATCAGGCGTAGTGAAAACCCATTTGGGGTTATAAAATTTCTCGTACATATCAACTATAATATCTAGTAAAAATCGTGAAAGATATATAATATTATTATCAATATTAATATTGTCATCATATTCTTCAAATAATAATGAATTTTTCATATATATTTCAGATGTATCATCAAATAATTGAGAAATATATTCAGATATTTTATTAATTATAAATACAAATATAAATGATTTAATATTAATTAAAATATCTTCATTAAATATATTATTGTTTGATCCTTTAAAAAAATTTAAGTTTTCATTAAATTTATAAATATGTTTAAATAATTCAATAAAATAAATAGAGATTTCGGGTGATTTGTATTGTTTAAATCCAGAATAGTATGTATTATCATCAAATGATTTAGGATTTCTTATAAAAAATATATCATTATGTAATAAAGAATCATTCGCATTCAAGTACGCATTGAAATTATCGACACTACTATCGGACATTTTCCATAATCCTTTTCTAATAGAATTATAATTTTTATAAGTATTTTTAATACGAGATAAATAATAATATATATCATCAATGAAACGATCGTATATAATATTATCATCTATATCGTCAATTAATTTATTTAATATTAATGAAATATTATCAATATTATGTAGATCTCTTATCCTGGGAAGTATATTTTTGACTCTTAAAATTTGATGTTTATTAAAACCCGATAAATAACTATCATTTTTTAATATTAAATTAAATAAATCATCAATATTTTGTAAATATTCTTCTTTTTTAGAATTAATAATAGGTAAAAATGTTTTTATATCTTTTTTGATATTTTCTATATCATATTTTTTATTAGATTTTTGATGTATAATATTATTAATAATATCGTTTAATTGATTAAATATATCATCATGTTTTAAATATTTATCATTATTTAAGAATAAAGAAATTCTATTTTCAATTGTAATATTATAATTAATTATATTTAATAAGAATGAATTATCATAAATTTCAGTATATTTAATATAATTTAATGGATTATAGTTAAATTTGTCTTTATTGGCGAAATGTGTCATTATTATCATGAAGTTTTCATTATTTCGGGGGATTTTACTTTTAACGCACTCGGGTAATATATCTTTAAGATCAACTCTGAAATCAACAAGGAAATAATTTAATTGATTTTCACTTAATAAATTTTTAATTAAGTCACCATTTTTATTGAAACAAAAACTATTAAATAATTTTTCAGTAAAATCATTGTGTTTTTCAGCTAAGTCGTCAAATGGTAAATCGATAAATATTACTACCGGATTATATTTATAAGGACCTTTTTTGCTTGAATTTAATAATAAATATTCAGTATTATTTAAATTAATATTTTTAAATTTCATAATATTATCTTTATCTTTTGATTCTTCTATTTCATAGTTGGTAATAGCACCAATAATGATATTCTTTAAATCATTATAAATAATTTTACTGTAACCATTTTTGTAATTACAATTAACTAGTAATTCATTAATGTCTGGATCATTCATATTATTTAAGAATTTTTTTGTTAAAAGATCAAGTATGGGAAATACTTGTGATTTACCATATAATTTTAAGGAATACATATATAATCGTTTATATGCGGGATTATTCATAATATTTGAAACGGGTAATTTAAATTCAATATATTTAGGTTCAATTTTATTAATATCTTTTATAAGTGAAATATTTTCTAAAGAATCATTAGTAATAAAATACATTTTCATAATATCATTATGTGAATTTATATAATCATTAATTTTTATTACTAATTTGTTATCATATAATGGTTTGTAAGTTGGCCAACTTTCTTTTAAATATAAATATTCATTTGTTTTATTTAATGTAAAATATCTATCGATTGAATTATAAAGATTATATTGAGGATTTAATAAATATTTAATAGTATTTATAAAATGATTTCTAAATTCCGGTACATTAAATAACGATTTATTTTCCAATTTTTCATAGAAATTTTTAAATTGTTCTTCCAATTTGATTTCAATATATTCTATTAATTTATTATTTAAACAATTATCATTATCTGATATATTAAACATTTTCCAAGTTGAGTTTTCATCATCAATAAATATATTAAATCTATTACTTAAATTTATAGGATAAGAATTTGTAGAAATTTGCATATGAATAAATATTAAAAATGTCGTTAATAATAATTTAGTAGTATCTAATAAATATTTTTTAAAAGATATAAGTGAATTCTTTAGCTTTTTTTTGTTTTTATCATTTGTTTTTTTTATATCTTTATCATTTGTTTTTTTTACTATGGGATATTTTTCTTTTAATGTAATTGTATATGGATCATTATTAATAATGTTATCATTATTGTATCTATAATTGAGTAATTTATTTTGATCAATAAGTAAAAAAATATTAATTATATTTTCAAGATCATTTGGAAATAATTTTATATTAAATATTTTAGAAATTTTATTAATATATTTTTTTAATTCTAAATTAGAAGAAATAATATCATCTAAATCATCATCATCTAATACTGCTCTTAATTGAATGGCTGAACCATCGCTATATCCATCAAATGTAGAGAAATTAACATTATCTATAAAATGACCACATATATTACAATTAATATTACCATTATCAGGTGGTGTCCCGAATAAAGATATTAAATTATTATACATTTCTGGTTGTTTATCAATTTTACATAAATAACAATAATGTTTGCATAATATTTTTTGATTAGTATTCGTACTATATAACCAATTTATATCTTGATCATTTTCATTTGGTTCTCTACAATATAATTTAATAAATCTATTAAGTAAATTATTTTTATAAATAATATTTTTAGTATTAAATATAAAAGTTAAACATAATTTAATTTTATCATTTATATCTAATTCTTTATTAATTAATTTGATTTTTTTAGGAGTTTTAATAACAGATTTTAATAGTTTTTTATAAGATTTTTCATATTCTTTAATATTATTATTAATTATATCAGTAATTTCAATTTTATTATCGATTAATAAATCATTAATTAATATATCATAAAATATGAATATACTTTCAAAATCTTTATAATTAAACATAAATTTAAAAATATTAGAATCAATATATTGTGATATAATATCATAATTAGATGGTAAATTTTTAATTAAAATTTCAGTTAATTCAGATAAATTAATATTTGTATGAACATCTAGCATATATTTATTTAAATTATGGGTGAATTCTTGTTTTGATGTTGAATTATTAATAGATGATAATGAAATATCTATATTACTTAATTGATTTCTTAAAGTTTTAACTGAATATATATGTTCATTTAATATAATATTTTCATTTAAAGAAAGTTTATCAGAATTTAAATTTAGGTTTAATGTATATTTACTAAAATTATCAGGTATTAATAAGAACCCTATAATATTAAAATTATCTTCAATAAGATATGGAATTTTTTCATTATCATTAACAATATAAATATCGTTACGTGATTTTAAATAATCAATTATATATGATGATTCATCATATGCACTAGAATTGCCTTTATCTTTTGAAATACCCATACAAGGTTCTGAATTATCGAAACAATTTCTAAAATAATGTCCTTTATAATTAATTAAACAACCTTTATTATTGTCATTATTAATATATTCATTAAATTTACTATTAAATAGTAATTGTAAATATTTAAAATAATTAATAGTTTTATCGGTATTTAAATCATTATATTTTTCAATTAATTCATCTTCTGTTGTAGTAATTATAGTATCAGGAACATCTATAATAATTTCGTCTTCTGATAAGAATATTTTTTTATTAGATGATACGATCGGAACAATATAATTAGGTAATTTAAAATTATTATCTTTTGACATATTTTTAATAAATGATAATACATCAATTTTATCAATTTCTGATATATCTGTTTTATTTTTTATCAAGTCAAAAAATGAATAAGACATATCAGTAATGTTTTTAATTAAAAATTCGTTATCATAAATATTATATAAATTAATAATTTCAGATATAAAATCTTCTTTAATTTCAGATTCAGTATATTTTTTATGTTTATCATCTACGACATCCACTTTAATTTTTATGGGGTCTTCTTTAAATATATCAGATTGATTTAATATATCTTCAAGTATAATTTCTTGAACTTTAATTATATCAGTAATTGAAGAATCGTCTTCTAAAAGTAAAGAAATTTGTCCATCTATAATATTGATTTTTAATTGTTGTCCGTTATCATTATTTAATACGAAAAAATCTTCAAAAATATCAATGACTTCTCCTAAATAATCTTTAAAAATATCGGATTTTTCAAGTACTAATAAATATTTATCATTCATATTGACTGTAACATTTGTATCTATATTGTCGGAAGGGAGGTCTGATTCTCCTTCAAACTCCGGATCACCACCATCATCGTCTAATATATCTGGTAGCGGTGAATCAGGACCCTGATCACCATATTTAGGAGAATCATTATCTCCTAAATCATCGGCGTTTTTTTTTAAATACATTTGATATGAATCATCCGAATAATCACTCATATTAATATAATATATATCTTATTTTATTTTATTTTCATTATTTTTTTAATAAGGAATTATAAATTCAGAATACAGTAATCATTAAAGAAATAATATGAAATATCCATTAAAATCACGATTTGTTCATTACATGGTATATATAATACTTAAAAATTAATTGCTTAATATTATTAGATACTACAATGGAAGTTCAATATTTTATAAATTCAAATAATGATTATCTTATTAAATTTAAAGAAATGGGATTACAAATAAATCAATATAATGTATTAGGATTAATATTAGTAAAATATAAACATGATACGGTTATTAATGATTTCACTAAATTATTTAAATCTGTAATAATAAATCAAGAGACTAATAAGATTGTGTCATTAGGACCTATGAAATCTATTAAAAGTGATCATAATATTTTATTAAATAATAATATTGAAATAACTAGATTATATGATGGTACTATGATAAATTTATGTTTCTATAATAATGAATGGTTACATTCTACAAGGTCATTTATCGGAGCAAAGAACTATTGGAATAAAAATTCAAAGAAATCTTTTAAAAATATGTTTAATGAATGTTTTAATCACTATGATGAATTAGATAAAACACATTCATATTCATTTGTTTTACAACATAAAGATAATAATAATATTTTACCGATCGAAAATAATAAAGTTATTTTAGTTGAAGAATATTCATATGAAAATGATAAAGTAAGTAATGTAAATTTAAATGATATTAAATATTCGTTTAAAACAATTAAAACATATAAAAATTATCATGGACTAAAAAAAGAAGAAAAAGATATTCATAAATATGATAAAGGATATAATATAAATATTAATGGTTGTAGAAATGTATATATTACAGATGATTATAAGTATATATTTCAATTAAAACCAAATCAAAATAATAAAATGTTTACATTTTTAATATTATATAAACAAAGAAATTTAAATGAATATTTAAAATTATATACAGATGATAAAGAATTATTTGAAAAATATAAAAATAAATATGAAATAATGAGAAATGAATTATATTCAAATTATTGTAAACATTTTATTGAAAAAGGCATTGAAACGAATGATGTACCATATCAATTAAAACCATTAATTCATGAATTACATTCAATGCATAGATCAACTGGACAAAAAATCAATTATAAATTAATAAACGGTTATTTACATAATACTAATGTAAAACGATTGACTTTTGTTCTTAATTATTATTAAAATTATTATATATATAAATAATAGCAGTGTTGTTTTGTAATAGATTTAGCAAGTTTAATGGTGATGCGTATTATATGAGGGTTTAGTGGACGGCGAAAAGTATTAATATGGACAATAGATGGATGCATAATCTGTTTGTAAATTCAATCAATATTAAAGAATAATTTTATTAAATAGTATCAGCAGATGATATTATGGTATTAAAGATATTAATTAATTCATCACAACAATTATCAAATACTTCAATTACTGATTTTTTCTTAGTTTGTTCATCAATACTAGAATCGGTATTATTCATGGACATAGTGAATAATATTTTATTTTCTAACGGATGAGTTCTTTTATAACCACAACAATTAAGGACTGATTTATCATCAATCATATATCTTGAAATATGAGCTTGAATAATAGAACCAAGTGTATCATCAAAACCATAAAATATTTTTTTATCTTCAATTACATATTGTAATTCAATTAACATATTAATTACGTTATTTTTAGCATCATTTTTATTAAAAGTAATATGAATAGGGGTATCTTCATCTAATAATAATTTATCTAATTCACCTTTAAAATCGTTTAATGATTGAATAATAATTTCATTAGCTTTGATAAATAATTCTTTATTGTTTAAGAAATGTTGACCTTCTATAACAAAATTGTACCAATAAGGTTCACCGTGATTGTCTCTATGAAAATAGCGTTGTCCATTACTAATTTCGAATTCTTTTTTAAATTGGTCGATGTCTATAATATTATCCATTAGAATTTTATCTTGGATAATTTGTTTAAGTAAGCTTTCATCAATTTTATAGGAATATGTAGCACATGAAACGGCTTGCCAACGTGCATCTTCTTTTGCTATGGATACAGATGGACTACCATATAAAATTAATTCTTGAATATTTTCATCGGAATTTGTAGATTTAGTTTCAATAATAATGGAATAATATTTATCTTGAAAAGGTCTAAAAATTTCTTTTTTAAGGTCATCCGGTAATGGTTTTTTAAGATTATAATTATCTTTATTAATAGTGTTAATAAGGCCATTTTCATAATCAGAACTATTCATAATATTTTTATCTAATTCATAAATATTGAAATTTGCAGCCGTAATAATTGATATGGGATTAGAGTTATCATGTTTGAAATTTAAGACGAATAAATATTTTAATGGATTATTAATAGGTGAATTGATGGGGTCCATGTATAAAGGTATAAGACCAACACGGTCTAAAATAAATTCATTATGAAGAGATGTATTATTTGTTTCAATAATAATATCTGGATTATCGTAATCAGTTCTAAAAGCGTAAGTATCTATTGACGATAAAAGTGTTCTACGAATAGCATTAACAATAGTTTTTTCAAAACCGTATTCGGGATTACCTAATATTTCAAATTGTAATTTATTATCAGATGAAGATTGTTTAATTTCACAAGTAAATGACATTTATATATATAATATTTAATTTTTATATTATTTTCAAATTTATGTTTATAAAATTAATTTAAAATATTTATTAAGAAATAAATGGATATTTATATAAGTAAAAAATGCGACCATTGTAAAAAATTATTAGTAGTATTTTATAATAATAAACATTTAATTCCTTATTTTAATATAATAGATATTCAAGGAGTATCTGTGCCTAATTATATACAATCAGTACCTACATTAGTTTATAACAGTGAATTATATTATGATGAAAGAATGTATAATTTAATAGATAGTGTAAATCAACATCATATACGGAATAATGATACCCCAGACCAACAAACAGACGAACATGCAGATCCAGGACAAAATCAAAGCCTAACCACAGCGACTAATCAACAATCGGCAAATATACAATCAGATCCTCAACCTAATAAATCCAAAAAAGAAGAAGATACTAATGAAATAGTAGGTATTTGCATGGGAGAAGATTGTATTTATGAAAATATTAGTGATAATACAGAGAATAATAATATAATGCATAACTATTGTTTTTTAGATGATGGTTACAGTGAACAAAAACCTAAACAAGAATCATCTGATAAAAAATCGGGTAAATTTGACAATAATGCTTATGAAGAATTAATGAAAAGTAGAGGCAATATGTAATTGCGTATAATTTTTTTTTTATATTTATTTTATATAATATTATGGATTTTAATCATAAAACATTAACTTTATTTAAAAGCTTTATAAATGATTTAATAAAAGTATTTCCAGAACACAAAGATTGTATGGAAAAAAATTATACTGTAATTTTAGAGTTAGATGAATTAAATATAGATGAAAATGAAATAATTAAAGATTTTTTAGATGTAATTGATACAAATAGTGATAAAATTACAAATAAAATAGATGATATATTTACTGATGATTTATGTTTAATAAAAGAAATATCTATGAAAACTATTTGGGAATCAGATATAAGTGATAAAACAAGAGAAAATATATGGAAATATTTGCAATCATTTTGTTTAATAAATATTTCTAGAACATCAAATGAACAAATAAATGCCGTACTAAAATCATTAGAATCAAACGAAAAAGTTAAAGATAAAAAAACATTAAAAGATCTAAAAAATATAAAAAAGATTAATGAAAATTTAAAAGAAAATGAAACATCTGAAAATGATATGGATAATATATTAAATAATACGAGTATTGGAAAATTAGCAAAAGAAATTACAGGTGATCTAAATTTAGATCAAATGGATGATAACGGTTTAAGTGATTTAATGAAACCTGAAAATATGATGAATATGTTTCAAAAAATTAATACGACTTTATCAAGTAAATTAGAGAATAACGAATTAGATGGAAATTCATTATTAGGTGAAGCCACTGGATTAATGAATAATAATGATATGATGAAAAATATGATGGGATTATTTGGGAATATGGGTAATAATAGCGAAGCACCTGATATGAGTGGTATGATGAGTATGTTTCAGAATATGACTCAACCAACTAATTCAACAGAAAACCCTACTACGAATGGAAATCATGATCCTGAAATAGTTAAAGAAAGATTAAGAAAAAAATTAAATAATAAATAAATATTTTTTAATAAATTATATATAATATATATATGAATACTTTTTGGATTAATAATATATCAATATTATTTAATAAAAATAATTTTTTAGAAGTAATACCATTACCAAATATGAAACTTAATGATAAATTAAATGCAATATTTAGATTATCAATATATTATTTTATTATAATAACAATAGTGAAAAAAAATTTAAAAAATATATTTATACCAATATTAGTTGGAATAATAACTATTATTATATATAATAATTATAAACAAATAAATAATATTGAGACAATCGATATAAATGATAATATGGCAAAAACAAAAAATAATGTAAGTTCAAATAATAATAGTGGAGTACCGGGTTGTAAATTGCCAACAAAAGAAAATCCATTTATGAATCCCACAATTGGGGATTATAGTTTAGGTAATTTTGAGGAATCTTGTCATTCATATAATAATAATGTAGTAAGGGATTTAGAAGAAATAAATTTTGATAAATCGTTATATAAAAATAAATCAGATATATTTAATAAGAATAATTCTCAACGTGAATTTTATACGATGCCCGTTAACAGTATTGTAAATGATCAAGGAGGATTTTCCGAGTGGTGTTATGGTCGACCACCTTCTTGCAAACAAGGTAATGGAATTCAATGTTCTGCAAATTTATCAGGAATATATGGTAGTAATAAAAGTATAGTTAATTAATTATAAAAAAATATATATTACATATATATATAAATATGGATGGTTATGGTGGAAAATTAAATCATTTTGATACTTTTGAAAAAAAAAGTTGTACGAAACAAAATATAATACCTGAAAAATTTCAATTATTCGGTCAAAATCATCTCATGTATGATAAAGGAACTACTGAAATAGAAGATCAACAAAGAATGGGTCAAGGTAGATATGATTTAGATAATATGTACGGTTGCGAATGCGGTCTAACAAATGCTCGTGATTTACAATTAAGTCAACCTGCTATTAATTTTTCGGCGGGATACGGATCAATCGGTGAAGCAGGATGTCTTATTGATACAAATACTGATTTAAGAGATGATATTTTAACAAATAAAAATTTAATTAATCAGTTACCTCAAAGATATAATGCTGGTTATTTTGGTAGAGGTGCCTTTAATGTCGATACGGAATCGGTCATTCAAGGTAGTGATTTAACTAGTTTCGGTGGTAAAGCTTGTAATGTATTAGCCGGCGTAAGCATACCCAATTTTTATACACCCATGATACCACGGTTATCAAAAGAAGTACAAAATCCCATCCATTTAATCCCAGAAGATAATAGTAAAGGATGGGTCCGTGGAGGAATACCTTCAAGAGATGTTTATAAAAAATTAGATTATAATAAAAGATGTAATAATTATTTTAAAAATAATTAATAATTAAAATATTATGTATTATATATATAATATGAGTTTGTTAGATTATGAAAGTGATCAATTAAATAAAATTAATAAAGAATCAATCGGTCCTGGTTTATATATGTTAGATGTTGCTAAGAAAATGAATAGAATTGCTTATCCATGGGCACCAACAGTTCGATTACAAAAAATGGGTGTTTCTATTAATAAAAATATGTCTTTGATTGATACTGAATCAGATCTATTTAATATAGTTAATATTTACAGTAAAGATCCAACAAAAAAATATAAACCCGACCCAAATAAGAAAATAGATTATGAAGATCTACCAGATGGTTTCTTTCATGAAGAAAATACCTTTTTAACGAATCCTCCCGCAGAATTAAGAGGTTTAACTAAGAATAGATTTTATGAATTAACCAAAAATCCACAAGCAAATTCGTTAGAACCATTCAAAAGGATAGGGGAAGACACATATGCTGATATATTAAATAATTATAAACAATGTTAATAATCTTTTTATCATTTTTTTTTTAAATATTATTATATAAATATAATAATATGGAAGCAAGTATTTTATTAGGAATATTGGGAGCAGGTTATTTTATAAATAAATCTACGAACAAAGATAAAGATAATAATGATGTAGAAGTATTGAAATCAAGTGAAGTATATAATACTGATTATTTCCATGATTCAGAAAAAAACAAACAACATGCAAAAAATTTATATGATAATTATTCTACTACTAAAATTCCAGGAGCTAAGAATATGAATTATCAAAATATTAAAGATTATTTAATTTTAGATGAATCTGATAATAATAATGAAAATATAGAATATATATATAGTGGATCATCTGGGGGAAAAATCTCCAAAGAAGACTTCTTAGTTAATGATCAAGGCATTAAAATAGAACCGTTCTTTAAGAAACCACCCCCTAATCTAAATTTAAATCAAAATCCTAAATTATCAGCTCATAATGGGTTTTCTGAATTTAAACTCAAAAAAAAAGAGACCACTCCATTATTCAGTAATGAAAAATCAGAGGTCGTCTACGGGCAACAACCATATACTGATGAAATGAAATCTTCAATTTATGTATCTGATTCTATGAAAAATATATTACCGTTCGAACAAATTCAAGAACACCACATCGATGAAAAAAATCAGATTAATGGAGACATAGAAAGATCATTTTACGAAAAAAGTTCAATAGATAATATTAGGACATTAAATAATCAACAACAAACATATGAAGGACGAATTTTACCAGGAAAAGGTGAAGAAAAACTAGGCAAGATAGGTCAAGTATTTAAACACACACCTGATATTGATTATTTCAATTCTCCTGATAAATGGTTAGTAACTAATGGTGCGTACGTAGCTAAGTCTGAAAGACCTGAACAAATCATTCCAAATACAAATAGACAATTCTTCAATAAACAAGAGTTCGGTATAGCGGGTGGTGACCATGATGCACAAACGCATAGATCAAAATATGCCTTATCTAGTAGACAAACATTCGCATCAGATAGCATGAGAAATGCTGGTCTAGTAGTAGATAAATCAAATAATAATATAATTAAAGATTCATATCACATGCATCCAAATGAAAGAGATGTAACTACTTTGAGGACATATGATAGTAATATTTCGTCTGTATTTAAAGACCCAATATCCAGACCAATGGATAAAATAAAAAAAACAGTCAAAGAAACAACTATAAATTCTGCTAATAATGGATATATAGCTGGTCCAGAAATGTCAACTGAAAGATTATATGATGAAATAAAAAATACTAAAAAACAATTTACTTCTAATGATTCTAATTATATGGGTATAAGTGGTACAGATGTTCCCCAACCTGTTGATGAAAATAATTATAAAAATATGGAAACTAATGCCACAAAAGAAATTATCGCACAAGGTAGATATCCCGTTCCAGAAGGTAGTAAATATTTTAATAGTAAAGAAACTTATAATATTGATATTAAGAAAGATGAAAGCGACTACTTCAACCATAGACAAACTCATTATGATAGAATGAACCCCGAATATTTGCCAAAAAATACTTGTAATTTTACCCAATTTAAGAATAAACTCAATGATGTCTCTATTTCAAATAGAACAACTGACCCGGCTTTACTAACGCCATTTAGAAATAATCCTTATACTCAGTCATTAGAATCATTTGCTTATTAAAAAAATATTTACATATAATATAATGATTGAAACATATATAAAATATTTTATAATGTTTTTATTAGGAATTATGATTTACCATATGATGTCAAATATGCGTGGTTGTAACATGACAGTTGAAGGACAGATATCACCTGGTATGCCATCACCATCACCACCACCATCACCATCACCATCACCATCACCATCTAGCGGTTTAGAAAATTTACCAACCATGAGTTCGTCTGAACAAACTGTATCTACTAATGAAAGTCTAGATACTATTTTAAAAAATATAGAAAATATTTTTGATAAAGATAAATTAGATACTAAAACTATATATAATAATATTATAGATCCTGTGCAAAAAATTACAGGGAAAAATGTGATATCTACAACAGATTTTACTAATATAAAATCCATATCAGATATAGGTTTCAGTGATAATATTAAAGTATTAGATGGATTGGAATTATTAATCATAAATTTTATAAATATGTCAAATGATGACGCATATAATAAAATTAAAGAAAATATGTATAAGGGGAAAAATGATAAATTTTGTAGCGAAGAAATTAATATTTATATTATGGCATTCTTTATGACATTATATACTAAAAGTTCTAAATTAACTGGTAGTGATTATAGTAATGTATTAAATATTTCTAATAGATTAACAAAATATATACCAGATTTTTTAGAAAAAATTCAAGATACGTTGAATGAAAAATGTTCAGATAATAGTGTTAATTACGATTCATTAAAACAAGACGTGCTAAGTAAAATTTATAAAACACTATTACAAAATAATATTACAAATATATCTTTCACCGGATTAGATCAAATAAGTAAAAAATTAGAAAATGTAAAAACTATTTATATAGTTTTATTTATGTTATGTTTTACATTTATTATAGTTAAATTTATGGGTATGTTTGCAATGAAACTTAATGTGTAGATTTATATTTACAACCATTCATTTCATGATATTTTTTTATTACATTATCATCTATTTTTGTTTTACTACTATTAATTATATTATAATTAATATTCATATTATATTTATCTTTGTCTGAAACAAATATAATCCCATTTTTTATATATATTTTTTTTAACATATTATATATATATGAATAAAGAAACTATTTTTATTATAATTATTATAATATTCTTTAACTTTTTACTTTTAAATATATTCAAACTACAAAATGAATTAAGTTCATTAGAAAATACAGAAGTAACCGGTTTAAATAATTTTAAATACGATAATTTTAAGAATATACATGAAAAGTGTGATGGTCTTAATATTGAAAATAAAATAGGAGAAACTATTAAAAATAGATTAGATAAAATAGCAAGTTATGTTCCTATTGATATAAATAAAATAAATAATGCTGATGCAAATTTTATACCTAAATATAAACAAATTGAAACTATTTAAGCATAATTTACTTTTATAATTGTAGTAATAATGGATTTTCTATTAAAACAAAATATAGATAAAAATAATTTTAATGTTTTTATCCGTGATTTATCATCTTCTTTAAATACAAATTTAAAACATATGATTGAAGATAATGTAAATTTAAAAAAACAATCAATAAATAATAGTAAAAATAAAAAAAAACAAGTTATTAAAAAAAAAGATATTATTATAACAGAACAAAACAAAAAAAGAAAACAAATTATTATAAATGAAGATTTAAATAAAGTAGATTTTTTATTTGATAATGTAAAAATAAATGATCCTTTTTCGTCCATTAAACTATTGAAATCACATGAAGGAATCCAAAAAATGAAATTTCTTTTATTAGATTTTTATTGGAATAATAAAGATAAAAAAAAATATATGAATTATATTATTTCATTATATTATCAACTTAAAGATACAGATAATAAAGATTTTAAAGAATTAGTTGATCTTATAGGGGTAAAGTTACAAAAATATGAATATAAACTTTATATGATGAAAGAATTAGGTTATTTATTACCTCCATTAAATTTTTGGGATAATCCTAATAAAATATTAGATGATTGGCAAAAAGATATAATTAAAATAGTAAGTAAAAAAGAATCATGTATCGTTAAAGCACCCACCTCAGCTGGTAAAACATGGATTGCCATGAGTACTGGTATTATTCATAAAAAAATATTATATATATGTCCATCCAAACCAGTTGCATATCAAGTCGGTTCACATTTTATTTATATGGGATATAAAGTCCATTATTTAGTTGAAAATTTATCACAAATTTCCTTCGATTCTAAAACTAATATATGTATTGGTACACCTTATGAAATTGAAAATAATTTACACAGAATTGGTGTAAATTTTGATTATGCTGTTTTTGATGAAATACATAATTTAAATAAAAAAGAAGACGGAGATATTTATGAAAATTTAATTAAAGTTTTAAATTGTAATTTTTTAGCATTATCTGCGACAATAGGTAATATTGAATTTTTAAAAGAAATATTTAGTAAAATTAATAAAAAAAAAAAAATACATTACGTTGAATATAATAAAAGATTTATTAATCATCAGAGATGGATTTATAATAATTCATTAGAATCGATACATCCGTTATGTTCAACTGATATTAATGACTTAGATGAAAAATTTATAGAGAATTCTTTATCTTTTACTCCAAACGATTGTGCTACTCTATGGGAAAATATTGAAGAAATTTATGAAGACAATGATTGTGAAGATTTAATTGAAAATATGTCTCCTGATGAATATTTTAAAGAAAATAAATTATTAACTCTTGATGATTGTAAATTATATGAACAATTTTTAAAACAATTTTTAATTAATAATAAAAATGATAATAAAATTTTAAAAGTATTAAATACATTTAAAAATACCAAATCTGGTAACGATACAAAAGAAAATATTATACATTTTTTAAGGAATTGTAATGATAAAGAAATGTTCCCTATGATTATTTTTAATACTGATCCTGAAATATGTAAAGAACTTTTCTATTATATTTATGAAAATTTAGCCGAATCAGAAGAAAAAGAATATCCTTATCATTATGATATTTTAGAAAAAAAACAAGAATTGTATAATAAATACTCAGATGATAGAGAAAAATTTAAAAATAATATAAAAATATCTAAATCATCAAAAGATGCTTCGACTGATATTAATACAAAATTAGATAATTATGACAGAAAAAGTAAAAATAAATATATTGAAGATATGTCAAATTATTATTTAAGTTGTTTAAATAATATTGATAGATCAAATATTGATAATAAGTTAAAAAAATCACAATCTCATAATTTAAATGTTGAATATACTAAATTTACTAATAACCCTGATTTTTGTTATCAAGATATATTTAAAAAACACGAATCATTTTGTTTTACTATGAATGAACCTATGTCGGGTGAAACTATTAAAAGTATTAGAAGAGAAATTATGAAAACACTTAATATTAAAATATCTTATGAACATCCTATTTTTCAGATGTTGAAAAGAGGTATGGGATTATATATTGAAACTATGCCTGATGAATATAAATGGATATTACAAAAACTCCTATCAAACAGACAAATAGGTATAGTTATATCAGACAAAACTCTTTGTATGGGAATAGATTTACCAGTAAGAACATGTTGTTTAATGGAATTTAATGGATCTAATAATTTTACAAATGAAGACTATTTACAAATGAGCGGGAGAGCAGGAAGAAGAGGTCAAGACAATCGCGGTAATATTATTTTTTATGGAGATATTGATCATTTTAAATTAATGAAAGGTATTTTACCTAATATTACTGGTTCTGATAATAATATTAATAATTTTCATAAAATTTTGCCAAAATTAAATTCATCTATAAAATATGATAATATTGATAATATTTATAATAATTTTATTAATTCTAATAGAGAAATAATCGAATGTGATATGACAAATGATAATACAAAATTATCCTGGTATTTAAGAAAATATATTAATACAGACAAATTTATTATTAATTTAGAAGATATTGAATCGTATTTATTCAAAAATAACGTAGATAATGATATATATATGTTAAATCATATATATATGTTAACTGATTCTGAAAATATAAATCAAGAATATAAATGTAATACTATTAATGATAATATGTTATATAAATTAAAAATATTTAATGAAATATATGAAGTTATTATTAATATTTATAATAATTTAAATAAAGATAAATATTTATTAATAAGGAAAATATTAAAAATAATTTATGATAATATTAGGATTATTATTATAAAATATAATGGATTCTTATAATTTAAATACATTATATAATATATATATAATATGTTTGATGAATATAATATACAACACTTTCCATTATCTAGCCATTTAAATAATGATGAAGGTAATTCATATGGTAAAGATCATATAAATGATGACGATGTTGATGAACATGTAAATTCACAACAAATTATTATACACCATAATGTAACAGAAATACCTGTTAATTATATTATGGTGAACCCTATATTATTATTGGGTATATTAATATGTAGTTTTAGTTTATCATATTATGCAATAAAATATTTATACAAATTAAAACTTGTTTATGATACTACAAAAAATACTAATAATATAATAAATGTCGATGGATTAAATACATTAATTGTATGTGAAGAATTACCTGATAACTCATGTTCGGTATGTTTAGAGATTTTTAATAATGAAGATATAATTAAACAATTAAAATGTAAGCATATATTTCATAAAAAATGTTTGGAACCATGGTTGAATAACAATAATAATAATTGCCCGTTGTGTAGAAGAGATATAATTTAACTAGAATATGCTAAGTTTCCTTGTCCTGCTAATATACGAAGTATATTATAATTTATTGCGTATACTATTATAGTCTGTTCGGATGTTTGTACTTTATCTCCAACTCTTTGTTTACATACTAAATAACAATGTTGAATATTTGAAAAATTCATGGTTCCGCTTGGTTGATGATCTTCCGGGTGTAAAGAAAATGAGTACACGGCTATACTGTTTCTCTCAGTTACACCACCATACCCAGTATGATAATCATATACTTGTTGTTTTGTAAAATAAGATATATCTCTATAAGTAAACCTATCGTATCCATTTATTTTTAATACCCATTCACCAACTAATGAGTCACCATAGTCAGCAGTATTTACTGAGCTAGACGCACTAACCCATATAATTTCTTTCACAGGATTTTTGAAATTTAAATTATGGGTGAGGCCCGGGGATGATACTTTCATTTGTACTTGTTCAAATAAATATTCATGTGATATTTGGGCGAATCTCCTTCTTTCATCTGTATCTAAAAATATATAATCAATATATAATTCAGGCTGGACGACACTATCTAAACTTTTAAAAGTAATATTAAATATTACCTCATTGTATTGCAAAGCAATCAAAGGTAATGCCAAGCCTATATTCCTACAAAACCAAAATTGTAATGGTATATATATATATTGAAATGAATTTTTGTCTATGAAATCCTTATATTTATTTGTTTCAGAATTATTATCGTTATATAATTTTCGATCTAATGAATCTACTCCTCCCGCCATAGTTAATGATTGAAATCTAGTAGCGGGTGTTGCTGATGATGCGTTAGATAGTACGGTTACGTTTTGATCAAAATCGTTCATACATAACGCGTTCATACCTGTTGTAAAATTTCCATATTCATTTTTTTGAGTTAATTCCGCATACGTTTCCATCCAATTATTAGTATGTTCGTCTATAATTTGAGAACCTATTTGAATATTCACTTTTTCTATATGATCATAACCATAATTTTTAGTTAGAGAAGCATTCAGAAATTTATTTTTCGATATTTGTTCTTGTATATACATTTTATGTATTAAATCTCCTTTTCTTCCGATGATACAAGATGTAGTCAACGCATCGGATGTTGGCATTGTTTGCCATGTTTGAACAATTGACTCTATTGAAAAATTTGTATGTCTTCTGTATACTATTTTAAAAAAAGTTATCTGTGGATTACCAGTTAAATATATATCTTGTGGTCCTTTTTCTTTTAATTGTAATAATCCTCCTACCATATTAATATAATATATAAAATATAAAATATCTTAACATATATATGTTTTTAGTTTATTTGTTAAAGAATAATAAGAATAATAAATCGTATATAGGATACACAAATGATTTTTATAAAAGATGGAAACAACATAATGGTATATTAAAAGGCGGAGCCAGATATACAACAAATAATAAAGGCATTTGGGAACCAATTTGTATAATTGATGGTTTTAAGGATAAATCAGAAGCTTTGCGGTGCGAGTGGCGTTGGAAAAGAAAAAAAGGATATTTAAATAGAATTAAATATATTAATTATATATTTAATAATAATTTAAAATTTACTAAAAAAGGATTAAATATTAACACATTGGATTTAAAAATATATACAATAAAAGAATTTTATATTTATTTTAATAATTTAATTTTGAGAGAATTATATTGGTTTTAAATATTATAATGGATAAATTTTTATTAATGTCCATTACTGATAAAATATATGACAATATGATAATATTTAGTAATTTATAAAAGAAAATATCAAAAACTCGTTATTGATTGTGATATCCATACGCATGGAGTAACTATACCTTAAAATATAATTATAGAAAGAATAACATAATTAAATAATCTTCAAATCGAAAATCAACTATAAATACAGAAAATATACGAGCATATTTTATGATTTCTACTGGTCACAAGTGATTTAAAAAAAAAGATTAAAAGTTGTGCTAAATTTAGTAACTATACATATTTATTAACTATTAGAATAAGCTAACCCACCCATACCACTCATAATACGTAATATATTATAATTAATGGCATAAATTTCTACCGGGCGGGACTTGAGAGAGTCGCAGAGAAATTGGGCACTTTCTATTCTTGAAAAATTACAAGTTCCGCTTGGTTGATGTTCTTCTGGTTTTAAACTGAAAGAATAAACAGCAATGCTATCATTAAGGCTCGCTTCATGGGCCTGGAAATTTATATTTAAACCTCCCGGTCCACTATGGTATTGCATAATTTGAAGTTTAGTAAAATAAGATATATCCATGTTAAAACGATTTTCACCGTTGATCTTTAACGACCAAATTCCCGTGCCTGTCAGAGAACCATTGGCCCCGGTGTAAGCGGTCGGTGGATTTGGATCTGATGGCTTATACCACTTCCCCGTCCATATTATTTCTTTAACTGGATGATTGAAGTTTAATTCATATGGGAAGACATCTGTACTATCATGTTGTACTTGTTCTATTAAATATTCATGACTTACTTGCGCAAATCGTCTTCTTTCATCCGTATCAAGGTAAATATAGTCAACCAAAAGCTGGGGCTTTTCAAACGACTCGTATACCATTCCACCTATGTGATCCAATGTTAATTTTACTTCATGATATTGCAGAGATATTAATGGCAACGCCAATCCTGGATTTCTACAAAACCAGAACTGTAATGGTACATAAAAGTATTTTTCCGGAACGATTTGGGTGGAGTGGACGCTAGATGCGTTGCATACACCACCTAATCCAGTCGTTCTTTGAAATAAGGTTTTGAAGCCTTTATTTTGGGGGTCCTTGGACACGGCACCTGTCGGGTTAAGTTCAGTTAATTCAGCATAGGTTTCAAGCCAGCCTCCCGCATGGCTGTCCATCTTTTGTCCACCTATTTCAATGGATACTTCATTTATAAAAGCTGCTCCTGGATTGGCACATTTCCATGGCCGGCTGGATGGGGTGGTCAGCGGGGGGACTGGTATTTGGAGACACATTTTATGAACTAAATCACCAATGCGAGAAATAATTGCGTACATCTTGCCGGATTTGCCTGCCTTCCCACGCAAAGTAACTTCATGTGTATCCATAGAAAAGTTAGTGTGTCTTCGGTAGACTAATTTAAAGAAAGTAATTTGGGGATTACCAGTAAGGTATATATCCTGAGAACCATAAGCCGTTAATTGCATTAATCCCCCTCCCATTGTATTATTATACAATAGTATAGAAAAAAAAATACCCTATAAAACATTAATATTAATTTAGTAAAATTTAGTTGGAATAAGCTAAACCTCCCATACCACTCATGATACGAAGGACATTGTAGTTGACTGCGTATACTGTATTTATGGCAGAAAAAGTTGTAATAGTAGTACCTTTTAAAAGTAATTGTGCATTGTCAATTCTTGAGAAGTTACATGTTCCAGATGGTTGGTGTTCTTCTGGTTTAAGAGCAAATGAGTATACAGCAATGGTGTCACCTTTGCCGCCGGGCGTCTCACCATACCCATCAGTGCTGGTTGAATTTAATCCACCATGTCCACTATGATATTGCCATACTTGTTGTCTTGTGAAATAGTTTCTTGTTCTTTCCGCAAATCTATCATGACCATTTAATTTTAATTGATATGTACCATCTGTTAAAGCTGGGAATAATCCATTAGTCTGGTCCGGACCGTTTCCGTTTGAGTCAGCGGCACTAAACTCTCCCGTCCAGATAAGTTCTTTAACTGGATGATTAAATGTTAGAGTACATGTTTGATTAGCGGGGGTATCAGTAACACTAAAATCTTGATACTGTATTTGAGTAATTAAGTATTCATGACTTACTTGGGCGAATCTACGTCTTTCATCGGTGTCAAGGTAAATGTAATCAGCCCATAGTTGTGGATCACCGTTTTCGGTGGGATCTTGATCGCTGTAAGGAGCTTTGGCATCAACAATAATTTTAACTTCATGATATTGAAGAGCAATTAATGGAAGAGCTAACCCAGGATTCTCACAAAACCAAAATCTAAGTGGTACATAGATATTACCTCTCTCCAAGGCACCGGCGGCGTTCTCATCACCCCCAGATCCTGTTGCGCCTACGATATCAGTCCCTCCCATGGCAGACATTCTTTGAAAACGGCTATTCGGGGCGTCTTTGCCAAGTCCAATCACCGGTTCAGTTAATTCTGCCCAAGCTTCCATCCAAGCACCAGTTTGTCTGTCAATAGTTTGACCGCCAATTTCACATTCAACTGTATTAATCCATTGAGCAGGGCCATTATTTATATCAGCATCGCCAAATATACCAACAGTGGTAACGCCATTGGCTGTGTCGTTTATTAATGCTCTTGAATTAAATTCTATATATAATCTGTTAACTAAATCACCATTTCTGGCAATAGTTGCCGTACAACGACCTTGTCCGTTCCCGGCAAATGTTCCTTCCCAAGTTTGCTGAATAGATTCCATAGAAAAGTTAGTGTGTCTGCGATAGACTACTTTAAAGAAAGTAATCTGTGGATTACCTGTAAGATAAATGTCTTGTGCGCCATAAGCTACTAATTGCATTAATCCTCCTCCCATAGTTGTTTATACTATAGTATAGAAAAAAAATTCATATAAAATAAAATAAAATAAATAAAATTACTTAAAAACTTTAATAATCACTTAGTTAGAATAAGCTAAACCACCCATACCACTCATGATACGAAGGACATTGTAATTAACAGCGTATACTGTTATACCAGTGTCACTAGCCCCACCAATAAGTTGAGCATTATCAATTCTGGAGAAGTTACACGTACCACTTGGTTGATGTTCTTCTGGTTTAAGAGCAAATGAGTATACGGCTATGCCATCATTGGGTCCCGAATCTGTGCCGTTGATACCACCTGGTCCAGTATGATATTGCCATACTTGTTGTCTGGTAAAATAATTTCTATTTCTGGCAGCGAATCTATCATGTCCATTCAGTTTTAACTGATAGGTAAAGCTGCCGGGCAACTCGGCAAAGACTTCACTGTCGTATTGTTTCGCCACGGGGGCCGTTTTGGTCCATATGAGTTCTTTAACTGGATGATTAAAAGTTAAGGTGGAGGTAGAGGTTTGATCCGTTGAACTGGCGAAATCTTGATATTGTATTTGTGTAATTAAGTATTCGTGGCTTACCTGAGCGAACCTGCGTCTTTCATCGGTGTCTAGGTAAATATAATCAGCCCATAATGTATTTGCAGCTGCTTTTGCTGCCCCACCGGCGTTTGATACCCAATCAAAACAATCTAATACAATTTTAACTTCATGATATTGAAGAGCAATTAATGGTAGCGCTAAACCTGGATTTTCACAGAACCAAAATCTAAGTGGGATAAATAAATCTCGCGGGGGTGTGGACGGGGACGAGCCCCCCAGAGAACTGCCAACACATCCCCCCATACCGGACATAAGCTTAAATTTACCTTGGCTTTGGAGTCCATCTGGTTCAGTTAATTCAGCCCAAGCTTCCATCCAATTACCAGTTTGTCTATCAATAGTTTGACCACCAATTTCACATTCAACGGTATTGATCCATTTTGAAGGGACATTAACATCTGCACTACCATAGTTGCTATCTAATACTTGAATATATAATCTGCTAACTAAATCGCCATTTCTAGCAATAGTTGCTGTAACTCTACCGGCGGCTGTTGTAGTGTTTAGATTACCTTGCCATGTTTGTTCAATAGATTCCATAGAAAAATTAGTGTGTCTGCGATAGACTACTTTAAAGAAAGTAATCTGTGGATTACCAGTAAGATAGATGTCCTGTGCCCCATAAGCTACTAATTGCATTAATCCTCCTCCCATAGTTGTTTATACTATAGTATAGAAAAAAATTTCACATTAATTTATAAAATAAAATTTGAATTATAATTTAAACAATAAATATAATATATATTTAAAATGTCGGAACAATATGAAAAAAAAGAATTAAGGCAACATATTTACGATACTCCTGACACATATGTTGGTGGCATTGATAAAATTAATGATATTCTACCTATTAAAAATGAAGATAAAATTGTCTTTAAAGAAATAGAATATATTCCGGCATTATTAAATATATTTAATGAGATTCTTGTAAATTCAAGAGATCAAATTGTTAGATTAAAAGATAATACTGATGCGGTTCAAGTATCTCAAATTAAAATTAATTTTAATCCTGATAACTCTATAACAATTATGAATGATGGTAATGGAATTATTGTTAAAAAACATGAAAAAGAAAAAATATATATTCCTCAATTAATATTTGGTGAATTATTAACATCGTCAAATTATAAAAAAGGTGAAAAAAGAATTGTAGGTGGTAAAAATGGATATGGTGCTAAATTAGCAAATATCTTTTCACAAGAATTTACAATAGAAACGGTAGACCATATAAATTGTCTAAAATATTCACAAACGTGGGAAAAGAATATGACAAAATGTAATGAACCAATTATTAGAAAATTTAATGGTAAACCATATACAAAAATTAATTGGAAATGCGACTTCAAACGATTTGGTATTGAAAAATATTCAGAAGATATGATTAATTTAATGTATCGCAGAATTTATGATATCACCGGTATTACTGATAAATCTGTGAATGTATATTTAAATGATGAAAAAATTAAAATTAAATCATTCTTAGATTATGTAAACCTTTATAATAACTCAATAAAATATCAGGAAATAATATCAGACAGATGGGATATTATATTTTCAGTATCTCATAATGATACATTTGAACAATTATCATTCGTCAATGGTATTTGTACGAGTAAAGGTGGGTCGCATGTAGAATATATCGCAAAACAAATTGCGATAGGTATCATTGAATTTATTAAGAAAAAACATAAAAAAGAAATTAAAGATAAAGTTATCCGCAGATATATTTCATTATATATAAATTGCGTAATTGAAAATCCATCATTTGATTCTCAAACGAAAGAAAGGTGTATTACATCTCAAAGTAAGTTTGGGTCAAAACCAAAAATATCAGCAAAATTTATTAAGAAAATATGTTCTAATAATGAATTAATTGATAAGATTCTTGATGCGGATAATAAAAATAACAATAAAGATTTAAAGAAAACAGATGGAAAAAAGAAAAATAAAATTATTGTTCCTAAATTAGATGATGCTAATTGGGCAGGAACTAAGAATTCACATGAATGCACTTTAATTTTAACAGAGGGAGATTCGGCAAAATCTATGGCGATTGCTGGATTATCAGAAGTCGGACGTGATAAATATGGAGTATTTCCTTTAAAGGGAAAAGTATTAAATGTAAGAGAAGCAAATATAAAGCAAATCAACGGTAATACCGAAATCATCAATATAAAAAAAATATTAGGATTAGAAAGTAATAAAAAATATAAAGATATAAAATCACTAAGATATGGGAAAATTATGATTATGACAGACCAGGATCATGATGGATTTCATATTAAAGGATTATTAATTAATATGTTTCACCATTTATGGCCTGAACTATTAAATTTTGATTTTATTTCATATATGATTACTCCTATTGTGAAAGTAACATTAAAAAAAACCGTAAAACCATTTTATACTTTAACTGATTATGAAAATTGGAAGAAAAAGACAAAGAATTCTAATAAATTCAATATAAAATATTATAAGGGATTAGGAACATCAACCGCCCAAGAAGCTAAACAGTATTTTAGAGAATTAAAAGTAAATGATTATTCTGTTAATGAAAATACAGATGCATCTATAAATTTAGCATTTAATAAAAAATTAGCTGATAATAGAAAAGCTTGGCTTAAAAAATATGATAAAGAATTAATTTTAGACTATAATATCAAAAAAACAAATATTGATGATTTTGTTAATAAAGAATTAATTCATTTCTCAAACTCTGATACAAGCCGATCAATAGGATCGTGTATTGATGGATTGAAGACATCTCAAAGAAAGATATTGTATTCTTGTTTTAAAAGAAAATTATATTCAGAGATTAGAGTAGCACAATTATCTGGATATGTTAGTGAACACGCTGCATATCACCATGGTGAAGCGTCTTTACAAGGAGCTATTATTGGTATGGCACAAGACTTTGTCGGTTCAAATAATATAAATCTTTTAAAACCAAATGGTCAATTTGGAACAAGAATCTTGGGTGGAAATGATGCCGCATCATCTAGATATATTCATACAGAAATTAATCCTATAACTGATTTAATATTTAGAAAAGAAGACTTTAATTTATTAAAATATATAGATGATGATGGATTATTAGTTGAACCAGACTATTATGTACCAATTATCCCTATGGTGTTAGTTAATGGAATGGTAGGTATTGGAACTGGATGGAGCACCAATATTCCTCATTATAATCCAGAAGAAATCATTAAAAATATTAAAAGAAAAATTCAGGTTGGCACTTACAATTCAATGAAACCATATTATAAAGGTTTTAAAGGAAGAATTATAAAAAATACAGATAATAATTATATTTCAAAAGGAATATATACATTAAATAGTAATATTCTAATTATAGAAGAACTTCCCGTTGGTGAATGGACTGATAAATATATTAGATTCTTAGAAGAAGATATTTTATCTGATAAAACTGATATGATAGTTGATTTCGATAATTATTCAACTGAAAAAGATATAAGTATTAAAATTACATTATCAGATACTTTCTTATATGAAAAAAATACTTTCACAATAAAAGATAAGGTGAGCGTATTTGAGAAAAAATTAAAATTAGTGTCAAGTATATCTTTAACGAATATCCATGCATTTAATAAAGATGGAAGAATTCAAAAATATGGAACTGTATATCAAATATTGGATGAACATTTTAAAATAAGATTAGATTTATATTCCAAAAGAAAAGAATATATTATAAATGAATTAAAAAATAAATTATGTATTTTAGAAAATAAAATACGTTTTATAAATGAAGTAATTAATAAAAGTATACAAATTTCAGAATGTAGTAAAATAGAATTATTAAAACAACTATTTGATAAACAATATAACTTATATGAAAATAATATAATTGAAGAAGTATCTAATTTTGATATAATAAAAAATCATTATGATTATTTAATTAAAATGCCAATATATACTTTATCAACTGATAAAGTTCAGGAATTAAATAATGAATTACTAAAATTAAATGAAGAAATTAATATAATATTTGAAAAAGATATTAATGCCATGTGGATTGAAGAATTAGATGAATTATTTAATTATATGAAAAAAAATAATTATTAATTATATATATATATAATATAATATAATGAGTAATAAAAATGGTATAATACCAGACATCCATGAGAATTCTAATAATTTGCAACATATTATGGTAAATAACGATGTAAATTTTAAAAAAGACACGTGTGATAATATTTTAAGTGGAATTTTAGAAGAAACTTTATTAAGTAAATATTTTTTTGGCGTCGAAAATATACTAAATTTACAAAAAATGATGAGATATTATTTTTTTAAACAATATCAAGTAATTATAGATGATCAATCTAATAATATATTATTAACTATAATGAGAGGTATATTTTTAAAATATAGTAATTCAGGGGCTACAACTATATCTGAAATAAAAACCGAAATACAAAAATTAAATTCATTAGTAACTGAATATAATTTACAAAAAATATACAGTAATTATGAAATGCATAATAAATATATGAATGACATTGAAAATTTACCAGAACCATTATCTTTACCCATGGTTACTGATAAAAAAAATACAACATATGATTTATCGGCAAATAATGATATAAATAATACATATTCATAAAATTAAATCAATTAAACGTATGTTAATAATTATATAAATGGATATTAATTCTTTTTTTTTAAATGAAAAATATAAAAAATCTTTACAAAATTGGATAAATAATGATTATAAAAATAAATTTTTATTCATCCATGGTAATGTATCATGCGGAAAAACTAGTTTAGCGAAAATATTACTAAAAAAATATAAATTAATACATATTAATATTGATTTTTTTAAAGATAAAACCAGTTTAACTAATTATTTAGATTTATCACTAGGGAGAAAAAATATATCTATGATGTTTAATAAAAATTATCAATATAATTCTATAATATTCGATAATCTTGAACTTTTTTTAAAACATAATAAATCAACTTTAAATGATATTATTTTGTACATGCCCAAATTACAAAAATTTAAAAATAATCACCCTATAATATTTATATCATCAAATATTAATCATAAATATTTTAAAAAGATCATAAAATATTGTTTATTTGTTGAAATTAATTATACATTTGAAAATATTATAAATATAACTAAGAATTTATTATTACAAATAAATAAAAAATTATCTGATAATGAAATAAATAATTTAATAAATAAATCTGATATGAAAATTAATAATATTATATCAAATATTGAAATATTAAAATTAAATAATAATGAAATTTATTATGATTATGGTGATGTTTTCGCATATAAAATATTAAATAAAATATACAATACTAATGATTTCACAGATATTATAAGATATTCTCAAAATACAAATAATTTATATTTTGATATTCTTGATAATATCCATTTTATGATAAAAGATTTAGATATTATAAAAAAAATATATAAAACATGTTGTCGAGCAGAAAATATTAATACATATTTTATTAAAAATCATATAGATATGTATGATTTTTTTATATTATTATCAATAATATATCCTAAATATTATTTAGAATCAAAGATAAATGAAAAGATTATCATAAATAATAAATATGTCAGTAAATCATTAATATATATATCAAATAATAAAAATATTTATAATAATAATTTAGATATAAATTTAATATATTTAATACATAAATTTAATAATGATGACTTTAAAAATTTTATTAAAGATAAATTTAATATTAATAATTTTGAAAAAAAAATAGAAAATGTATATAATAAAATAATTAATATGTAATATATATATGATTACTTCATTAATATATTTATATTTATTTATTGGTTTATTATGTATATATAAAACAGGTAATACACCTAAATATTATGTAGGAATACTTATATTTTTTACATTTAAATGGATATTTAATTATAGAAAATGTACTTTTAGTTGGTTGGAATGTAAAATTAGAGGTGTAAAAAAAGAAGAAGGATATTTAAATAAATTTTTGGATAATATAGTTGATATAAGATATAGTAAAAATATATATATAATTTTAACTATGTGTTTTTTTATAATAATTTATGAATTAATTTACAAAGGGAAATATAAAGAATTATTAATGTTAAATTAACAAGCGACTGCTAAATGATACGCAATATAACATACATTACAACACACGGCTGCAAGACCACCTAGAATTTTATCACTAACAGATGATTTTTTCGCCCAATTACATTTGAAATAATAATACAAGGCTAAAATTACTAATGCCATATCAAGCATTTTAACTAACACCCCTATACTCATACCAAATATTGAAATTGCCGTGACTTCTTCAGATTTTTTGGCTGAAAGACTTTGTTTGACAGCTTCATGAATACCCGTTGCTAAAACCATTTTATAATATATACATAGAAAAAAAAAAATAGAAATTTGATTTATATTTAAAGTTTTTAAATTATAATAAAATATGGGAAAAATCATAATTTTCGCAAGTGAATTGTCAATATTAACGGGTCATAATAAATATGAAAAACCTCAGAAAGCTATTGATTCTATTCTTAATAGAAATAATATTGTTAAAAAATATATCCCTAACTCAAAAATAGAAGAACAATTATTAACTTTAAATGAAAAAGATTTAAATTCTATTAAAACTGAATTAAAATTGGATAATTCAGTATCTATAAAACAAGTAGAAAATATGATAAAACAACAAGTATTATCCAAATCACTCAACGGAAATATTAGCGAAAATGAATCACGTGCTAAAACTGATGAAATTCTTAAAGCAATGCCTACTTTAAATAAATGCTTAGAAAGTTCAGTTAAGCAAGATTTAAGAATGGAACGTGGTAATGTTAAAGAAGATAGTAATTTAAATAAAACTCAAACAAAAAGAAATATCATCATTAATAATAGGAATTCTCAGATATATGAAAAATTATTATTTGTAGATCCAGACAATAAATATGAAATTATTTTAAGAGGTAAAATTGACGGTATGAATGATGAATATATTGTTGAAACAAAGAATAGAACAAAAAGATTATTTAATATGATTCCTGACTATGAAAAAGTTCAATTAAATGCATATATGTTTATGACTGGTAAAGTAAAATCTTTACATATTGAATGTTATAATGAAGATCAAAATACAGTTGAATATGATTTTGATAAGTTATTCTGGGAGGATTGTTCAAATAAGATTATTCAGTTTACTCATCAACATGTAGCTTGTCATTTAAAAGATTGTTAATAAAATATATTAAAAATGGATAGTAATAATAGGCCTTCCTGGGGAGAATATTTTAAAGTAATTGTTGGTAATACTGCAACAAGGTCTCCTTGTGAAAGATTACAAGTAGGGTGTTTATTAACAAAAGATAATAGAATCGTATCACAAGGATATAATGGTTTTTTACCAGGAGTACCACATACATCTATTGTAGAAAATGACCACGAACAAGCGACAGTTCATGCTGAACAAAATGCAATAGCAGATTGTGCAAAAAGAGGAGCAAGTTGTTCAGAATGTACTGCATATATTACTCATTATCCGTGTATAAATTGCTTCAAAATAATGGCTGCGAGTGGTATAAAAAAAATAAAATATATAAATGATTATAAAAATGATAAAAATGTTGATAAATTATCACAATTATCAAATATAATTATTTCTAAAATATAAATATTACTTTTTTAAAATTTGAATTTTATTTAAACACATGACCATATAATAAATAAAATGACTTCTATTACTTACGATGAACGCGTTGATATTGATGTTGAAGGTCTTAAATATACAATGGATGGTGGTGCTGATGGTCATACATTAAACTCATCTGTTGATGAGATTATTCATAATATTATTGATTTTAAAGTATCTAATTTAGATATTCATAATATTGATGAATATTTATGGTCATTTCAGTTTGATATTAATAGAGAAGGTGTTAATATTATTGATAAATTAAATAATGGAGTATCTTTATTTAAGACAAAAGGTGGTGTTGAGTCCACTGATATTTCAAAATATGGAAAAGGCATTAAATCAGCCGCCCATTGCATAGAACCGTGTGGATACATGGTTTTAGGATTAGTCGTAAATAAAGTACTTAAAATGGCAGTGTATAATCAAAAAAATATGACAACTATTAAACCAAACACAGAAAGTTCTGAAACATTAGAAAAACTATTTAAGGATATAACAAATTATGATTTATCTGAAAATAAAGGATTCTTAATAATTGCTATGAATGAAATTGATTTTGATGAATCTTTTAATATTTTCAATGATAAGTGTTTAAACAACGATGAAGAATATGAAGATTCAAATATTGAATTAGTTAATCATATTAGAATATGTTATAATCCTTATTTAAATATTAATTTCACATGTGATGAAAATTATACAGATATTAATACTATAAATATGTCATTTAATAATAAAAAAATAGATAGTTTTAGTCATACTTGTTTCGATGACGAAAACATCGATGATAATGCAGAGATTATGTTTGCAAAAGAATATATATGTAATGTACCATACAGATTAATCGATGATAAGAAAAAATATGATTATTCTGGTATGTATTTTAATGATGATAATGATCAATTCACATTTGATATTAAGAGTACTGATAAAAATGGAAATAGTATTTATGAGAAACAATTTAAACCTAATTATGAAGATATGGATTTAAATGAAGAACACATTGATAAATGTATTATAAGGATTACTAAATTATCACCTGAAGCGCAGAAATTATATTCATGTAATTATAATTATGACAAGAGTAAATCGTGTTCGTATTTTGTGTATAGAAATGGTGTATGTTCTGATTCTAGTTTCATTTCATTTGATGGAGAAGGAGGGTATTTATCATATTATTGTCCTCAATTAAGAGGTGAAATTTACTGTAATAATGATTTTGATAAAATTATTAATCCTGGTGCGAATAAATCTTTAATTCATCCACCTGAACAGTTTTGTATAAAATTAAGAAATTTAGCAAATCATATTCGTAATAATAATCTGAAAACGAAGAAAAAATCCGAAAAAAAATTCATTGAAGGCAAAGAATATTTAGTTTTACCTAATAATGATATCATGGATTTAACTACCATGGAAAAATTAGGTGAGATGAAAACAGGTGTTCCGCGATGGATTAAACTAAAAGGATACAAAGCACCCGAAAAAAAAGAAATAATGAACAATACTAATAATATATCACCAATATTATCAGAAACAATTGAGGACCACAACGATATTAAAGATAAGAAAGGTTCCGAATTTAGATTATTCACCCCTAATCCGGCATCAAGTGATTCAAGTGTTCATGTCATTTCAAATAAAGAATATTGTATGATTGAAAATGGTATGATAAATCCAGATATATTAGATAATGAACACGAATTAACAAAAGTTCAAAAAGAACTTCATATTAATGAATTTAAATCATTATTAAAAAGAATTCAAATGAAATATAAAATTGTTGATGAAAATTCATGCGAAATAAACTTAACAAGTATTAATTTAATAGCTATTTAAGGATTTTAAACGCATAACCTAGTGATACAGATAAAGATACAAATATTATAGCAACTATAGAACTAATTACGGGATGATGATAATGATGAAGAACCATATGAACAATTAATTTTTTTAATTGTAATTTATCTTTATTCGAATTTAGTTCTTCTTTTGTCATAAATTGTTTGGCCATTAAAGGAATCAATAAATTTAGTAATGCGGCAAAAATGGAAGCATTAACTATACATTTAATATTTAACGTCATTTATATTTATACTTAGATTTTTTTTATGATTAATATTTAAATTTAACATTATATTTTTCAGTTATATGATGATCTACTCTTCTAGTTGGTCCACCTAAAATATATGAATACATTCTAGCTAATCCCCATGATTCTGCTGTTTGATTAGGTCTTGAACCAGATGAATAATATGCTCCCATACCTTTTTTTTTAACCGCTGATAATGCTGGTTTAGGTATACCAGTAACATCAGCGATTTGCTTTAAAGTTTTAGCGACGGGATGTAATTTATGAAATTTTTGCGTCCATGATGATTTTTTTGATTTAAAAGATTTTAATTTAGGTCTTGTAAAATATTTTCCTTTCTTATAAGATTTTTGTGATTTTTTTAAAGATTTTAATTGGCTTTTTTTATCTTTTCTAGAAAGATTAGAATAATAATGTTTTGGTAATGTCATTTATAATATTAAATATATTATTAAATATAATTATTGAATAATTTTAAAATTATATCCAAGAGTAATAGATAAAGAAACAATTAATACAATAATTAATGAACTAGTTAATGGGACTTGTGCATGATGAACTAACATATGTATAATTTGTGATTTAAATGATAATTTAGCAGCACCATTTGGCGGTTTAATTTCATCTTTTGTTGCGAAAGGTTTAGCAACCATAGGTAAAACAAGATTTAATACAACGGCATAAATACAAGCATTTAAAACGCAACTAAATCCAGATTTCATTTTATAATATATACATAGATAAAAATTACCAGTTTATTAATGAATGAATATTAATATCACTTTAAATCATTAGGAGTTAATTTGTATCCCCAATGTTGTAAAGTTTGTCTAATAACTGGCGAAATACTTATATCATCATACTCAGCATCTTTATCTTTTATCATATTTACTAATCTTTTTTTAAATCTACCTTTTGGACCTGCTAATGCTAACCATCTTTTTACTTGTCTTTCATCATCATTAGTTCTTCTTCCTCTATAAAATCTACAATACCATTGAAACCAACCATATGGATCTTGTTCATCCATCCATCCTGATTTTTCCCAATCTTTTAAATCAGAACCACATTTTACTTTATATTTATTAACATTTTTATCATAATCTGGTGATGTAACCATTTTTACAATATTAATTCCTTTAAACCAAGATTTAGGATATTCTTTAATAACATCATGTGATTTATAGTGTTTTTTAGTCACGGATGAATAAATAGGTCTAAAATATGTTCCACCAAAAGAACCTAGTTTTAATACTTGATGTGGTGTTAAATTCGGTTTAAAATCTGGAAAATCTTTAAATGTTTTCATATATATTATATATTATATTATATACATGCGTTTAAATAAAACAAAACGTAAATCTAAAAAGAAAAAACTTACTAAGAAAATTAGTGATACAAAAACATATAAAAATTCTAATAAGTTCAAATTATTTGTAATATCTGTTGACAATGATAAAGGTAAAGAAAGAAGAAATTATTTGAATTATAAATATAAATGGATTAAAGCAATTTATATGGATGATAGTAATAATTCTATATTAAATAAAGTTAGATCAAAAGTTGTTATTAGATATAATATGAGTAAAGATAGTAAAAAATATAAAGCAGCAACAGCTAATATATCATCTCATATAAAAATATTAAAGATGGTATCAAAACAAAATTTAAAAAATGTTATTATTTTAGAAGACGATTCTATTCAAAATACAGCTTTGCCAAAAATATCTGAACTACCAACTGATGGAGCAACATTATTTTCAGGGCAATTAGCACATCCACATTCTTGGAATGAAGATAAAGCCTGGAAACAAAACAAGGCTCGTAATGTTATAAAATCATTTAAAAAAGGTGTTAATAAAATAGATTATAATAAATATAGATGGACGCAAAGTAATGCAATATTTATCCCAAATAAAAAAGTAGCTGATCATATTTTAAAAGTATTAGATGATATAAATTCATATAAATTATATTATGATATGTTATTAGCATCTAATAAGTTAGTACCATATTTATATTATCCTGCGCCATTTAGACATGATGATACAAAAGTTGATTCACAAATAGGTGGTCATACTATTGGAAATATAGAAAATTATTTTCTTAAAAATAAATAATTTAATTTCTTTTTAAACATATTTTATTTTCCGATTTTCTTTCATTCTTTAAAAAATCTAATAATTCTATGGCTTTTTCTACATCATTAAAATATTTAGTAAATTTATCTTTTAAAAAATTATTCGTCATAGTTTCATATGATGTATTAGAGTTATATTGTAATTTAGATGAATATTCTGGTAAATTAAAAATATTCCCTTTAAGATCATTATTTTCAATATGTGATAATATATCAACTTCTAATGATTTTTTTTCGGATTTTAAAGATTTAATTTTCCCATTAAAATTTTTTATTTCATTATCATGATTCATCCATTTTATGATATTTGAATTGAACTCACTCATATATATATATATATTAATTATAAATTATCCTTAAATTTAAAACAATAATAAATATTATTAATATAAATAAAATAATAATAACAATAATAATTTTAATAAAATAAGGATATAATTCTTTAATAATATGTTCAATTAATGGATTTAATAATTCAGATTTAATATAATTCATATTATTATCTTTTTTTAATTCACGATTTAATTCTTTGATTGCATTATTGATTAATATATCAAATGACATATAAATAAATAAATATAATATATTAATATGTTTAACTTGTGTAATTTAATGAGAAAAAATTATAATAATAATAATGGAATAGAAAAATTTAAAGAAAATAATTATATAATTTTAAATAAGGATTTTGAAAATAATGAATGTATTATATGTTTAGAAAATATGGTTATAAATAATAAGATAAAAATATTAGAATGTAGTCATATATATCATTACAACTGTATTGAAGCATGGTTTAAAAAAAAAGGCGAAATAAATTGTCCTATATGTTCTAATTAAAATATATATTATAATTATAATGCAAAAAAATATAATTATGTTGGCATTTATTGTATTTATGATTATGGGTGTATTTATTTTCACTGATATATTTGGGATAATATATAAAAAAAATATTCACCCATTATTAGATAGTTTTAACAGACCATCTAAAAAAGAAAAATTAATAATATGGACTTACTTAGAAGAACCAAGTTTTTTAAATAAAAATATAGATATACAATTATTAAACAGACATAAAAATTTCACTATATTATTCGAAATGTGTTTAAAAATTATGGATAAAAGAATAAATAAAAAATATTATACATTTCATGTAATTACACCTGAAAATATTACAGAATTTTTACCAGATTTTCCCATTAAAATGAATGCTGATTCAAAATATCCGTTAAAATTTAGAGTAGAGTTAGTATCATCAATGATATTAAGTAAAAATGGAGGATTATTTCTATCACCGGGGACAATTGTTATGAAAAATTTGGATGAAATTATGTATAAATTGAATTTTAATTATGATTTAATTACATTTGGTGGATCTGAACGAGTAGTACATTCGTGTGATGCGAAATATAACCCTGGTTCGTATGCAATTGCTTCTAAAAAAAACAATGAAGTTATAAATTTATATAAAGAAAAACTATTAACACATTTAAAAAATGATAACTTTATAAATGAATTTTTAGGTGAAGATATATTGGATGAAATATTACATAAATTAAAACCCATGAGTCATTTTCATTTCGATTGTAGTCATACAGGTAATGTTGATGTTCATAATAATTTAATATTATTAAAAGAATATTATGGGTTTACTCCCATACAGTTTAAAGATAAAAGTAATATAATATTTATATCATTACCTTACGATATTATTCTAGAAAATATTGAATATCAGTGGTTTAATAATTTATCAGAAGAACAGTTTTTTAATTCGGATATACAATTAACAAAATTAATATCAAGTGAACTATCAAAATAAAATTTGATTATTGGTGTAAAAAAATTAAAACCAATAATGGGTATTAAATCATTAACGCAAATCATTAAGAGAGAATCACCTGATTCCATTACGCATACTAATTTATATAAATTAGCTGGTAAAAGAGTAGCAGTTGACGCATCATTAATAATTTACCAACAATTGTTAAGACATCAATTATTAAAAAATAAGAATGGCGAAATTACTAATCATATTACAGGATTATTTTATAAAATAACAAATTATTTATCATTAAATATAGAATTACTATTTATATTTGATGGGAAACCTCCAATTTTAAAACAAGAATGCGTAGGAGAAAGAAGAAAAAAAGCACAAGACGCAAAAGATAAAATGGATGCTTGCCAAAATGTAGATGAAAAAAATGAACTAGAAAAATCAACACTTCGTCTAACAAAACCCATGATAGATAATGTAAAGAAACTATTAGATTTACTGGGCGTATCATACATTCATAAGGATGAAGGTGAAGGTGAAGCAATCGCGGCAGAATTATGTAGAATTGGTCACGTTGATTATGTATTAACAGAAGATATGGATGCAATGGTGTATGGATGTCCTAATTTAATCAGGTCATGTTTAGATAAATCATTAAAAAGACAAGATATCATATCAATTATTAATTATGAGGAAATGATAGAAGGATTTAATTTAACTGATGAACAATTTATTAAATTTTGTATCTTATGTGGATGTGATTATTGTTCAAATATTCCGAAAGTTGGAAATACAACTGCATTAAGACTTATTAAACAATATAATACTATTGAAGAAATTGTTGAAAATATTAAAAATAAATATGATATTCCTGATGGATATATAGAATTATTTAATAAATCATATGAGATATTTATGATGTATCGCGATAAAATTAATATTGAAGATTTAAATGTCCATAAATCTAATAAAGATATTGGTAAATTAATAAATTTTATGGTGAATGATATAGAAATGAATGAGCTTAGAGTACAAAAAGCAGTTAAAAAAATACAAAATACATTAGGTAATAATATTTAATTAAATCTTAATAACTTTACTATGATTTATAACGGGATTATTATTTTCAAGAATCTTTTTAGATTCATTTATTTTTCTATTTAGACTCTTACAATTATGAGTATGAGTATAACGATGTCCCGCACAGAATTGTCCTTCACATTTACAAGAATATTAAATTAATTTAAGTTTTTTATTACAGAAAGAACACCTATCCATAATTTATATTTTATTTAAATAAATCTTGTTTAAATATTCAAATTTATTTAAGGATTAAATCATTACGTTTGTTCAACGCATATACCAATGATATGTTATATAATCTAAATTACAATTTGTATCTAGTATAAATGTGTTTTTCCAATTTAATTTCCTTATTTGTATTTTATCTGAATTATATTTCAACATATAGTTAAAATAAATTTCATACTCTGAAGCACCGGAACCAATTTTATCTGTTACTAATTTTAAGAAAATATTATAGAATAATTCATTATGATTTTTTTCAATCCGGGAAATAAGTTCATCTATATATTTTTTCTCAAAAATCATATGATGACAAATGCCTGATTTATTTTTATCAATTTTTACCAATCCTTTATCTAATTTTTCCATATGGTCAAAATATTGTATATTAAATTCTGTTCCATAATTATATAAACATTTATTATTTTCAACAAAAGTTGTTGGTTTCAAGAAAAATGTATCACTATCAATTACTAAATACTTATCTAAAATATTTGGAATTATTTTACCAGCATATAATTTCAATAATTGCTGTAAATACCAACCATTTCTTTCCAATTTTCCATGGAATTTTTCAACTGTTTCTATATTAAATGGGAAAATATTTTCATCAATGGTAATACATCCTTTAATATTAATTGATGGGTCGTAGCAAATTAAATAGATATTTCTGTAACCAATGATGTTTTTTTGTGTGAATTTTATTTGATAATCAATAACTGATCTATCATTTGGTCCTACTGGTATCACTATATCAAAATTTTCATAGTTTTTTAACTCATTCAATTTAGATATTAATTGTTCGCCCTGAGGACCTGCTACATGACCACACAAATCCCCAGTAGAATAAAATTCTGCCTGACCATAAAAACTTTGTAAAACCTTATGAGGGATTGATAATAAGGTATCTTTATTTTGATGAAAATATGCTAACATTACACGGGTATCCTGTAAACCTCCATTAAAATTAAACCCACCATATTTATTTAGTAGTTGATATTTATGAGGATTATTTCTCATTTCTAAAAATTCTTGGAATATATTTAATGTTTCCTTATTATTTTTAAAAACTATGACACCTGTATTAAAAGGATGATGACTAGCTGGATCTTGAGACATCATAAATAACGAATTATCTTGATTAAATTTATATTTAGTAATTATATCTTCTAATTTAATATTGTAATTTTTAATAACAATATCATGGTCAAACCATACTATATATTCTGAATCACTTTTTTTTAATAATTGTATAGAATAATGTAATTTATTCCAATGTGGTTTGTATTTATTTTCTAAATTTTTATGATATGGTATGAATTGATAATCGTGTTCTTCGCAATATGCTTTAATAGTAGGAAATGTTATATCATAGACTTTGTTGTTATTTGAATATGAGAAACACGTAATCGTTTGTTTTCTGATTATTTTTTGAAAAGTAAATGGTATATTGTCCTCATTAGAAAGAGGTTTAATTATATTCATTTCATTTGAAATCATTGGAAAAAAATCATTACAAGCAACTCTTGCTCCTCTTGGATTTCCTTGTTGATCTTTATTATTATAGTCATCTATTATTACAAAACCATTATTTGAAACTCTATTATATAAAACCGCTAGTTCTTTTTTAGTTGATTCATACCAGTCGGTATCTAATCTTAATATTGATATTTTTTCAGGAATAATATCATTTAATGTTTCTAGAACGTCTCCTTTTATGTAATGAATCTTCTCGCTATTATAATTACACAATTGAATATTATTCTTAACTAAATTAACATCTACTTTATGCCATTCTTTTTTTTTATTATAATTTTCTTTATCTTGTTTTAAATCTTTACTACTATTTGGTTCTGTCATTCCCTCATAAGTATCATATAAATAAAACTCTCTTTCTTCATTATAGTTTTGTTGAGTTTTGATACACGCCATCATCATACCACCTTTCCATACCCCGCATTCCACTATAGCACCTTCTATATTATTTTTATTAATATAATCTACAAAACCTTGCATTTCGGGTATATGTTTTTTATTTACCATAGTGAAATCGGAAAAATTAATTATATTTTTACATTTAAATATTATATCATTTCCAATTTTTCCATGTCGTTTATATCCAATATTTTCCATTTGCTTATAATAATTAAAATTACTAAAGTTTTTTTTATTATTTAAATATTCAGCAGTAATTGCTGGTTTATATTTAAGTATTGTATTTATAGCTCCTTTCATAACTTTATCTTCAAATCCTTCCACATCTATTTTCATAAATATAATTTTTGAAAAGTTAAAGCTGTCAATTGTTTTTGATCTTCCGAATTCTTTAAACCCTTTTATCCATTTTTTATTACCATTGAGTTGGGTACCTTGTAAGATATGTAAATCATTGGAGGTTTCTGAGATTAAAGTCCCCCCATAATTTCCTTTTGTCGTAAAATCAATATTTGGACCATACATAAGAATATCATCTTTGTCACCTATACAACAATTATAAATAATAAGATTATCCAATTCATTTAACTCTTTTGATTTATTTAATAATTTACAGTGAGTTTCATCTGCTTCTAAAGCAATTACTGTCAAATCCGGAAATCGGCATGCAATAGGAATACATAAACTTCCAATATTAGCACCAATATCTAATACAATACCTTCACTGTATTTAGAGCATTCCTTTATCATAAACTTTAATAGTGCCTCTTCCCAGTATCTACCATTAATTAACCTTTTAGATATATGTGTATCATTTTTATAAACAGCAAATTTAATGTCATCAATTTCCGTAACTATGTATTCTGTATCAAAATTCCGAATATTTTTTATATATACATCCCCAGCATCTATAATCTCATACTTTGAATCAGGAGGCATTATACTCTTTATTTTATTTAATCCAATGTGTTCATATTCTAAAATTATATGAGGAGTTGTTTTTATTGTTTCTTTACCACTATTCAACGCTTTAATTTCATAACCCTCTACATCTAGATGGATTAAGTACATACTTTTATCTTTACATATTTCATCGAGCCTAACGAACCGACCATCGTTCACAGTGTTTTTACTTGGTTCTAAAGTCCAAGCACCACTATTTATATTGTTTTTATTTATTGAATAAGTACCTTTTACGTCACTAATAGCATTACATTTTAATTGAATATTATTAATATGATTCAACTGAATAATATCTTGTATAAAAGAAACCTTTTCTTCATCGGGTTCTATACCTATTACTTTTACTTTTGTTAATTGTTTCTTTTTTAGATACAATGAAATCATAAACAATGTATCTCCTATATGACTACCTGCATCTAAAATATATAATTCTTTTTTAATATCTATACTATCAATTAATGACAAAATTTTTTTATTTGTTTTATATTCGTGATATGCCCACCTTTGTTTTAATTCATTACTAAATTTATTTTTAGGAATCTTCAATTGATCTTTTGAAACAAAATGTTGAATAGTTTCTTTATATGTTATATGTTGCTTTTTACATATGATTATATCATATCTATAATCTATTTTTTTGTAATATATCTCATAATCATCTAAATTACAATCTAATATATTATGTTTCCATTTGAATGTATCCTTACCACTATTTCCTATAAGCATTAATGCTTTAGATTTATTTCCTTCTTCGTCTACGTAAAATAACTGAGTAATACCATTTATATTTTTCTTTATTATTGAATCATTCTGTTTATCAGTACCAACAATACAATAGTCTTTAGTATCATCAGCTTCTTCAACTATTTTACAATGTACATCTTGACTATAATTATTTAAAAATGAGTTATGGTTATACTGTTCTTTTTCTTGTGCACCTACACCGTGTTGTATATTTAAACTAGAATATGGTGTACCTTCATATATTTCAAATGCATTGAAAATTGATAATGCTCTTTCAGTATATCCTCCAATACTTCCAAAATGCGTTTCATACGGCGGTTGATTAGACCAAGGATAGATTTCATCTATAAGTTTCTCGAACCATCCACATAACTTTTCATAAATTTTTACTGGGTAAATATTAGTTTGCCACAAACTTAAAGGTTTATTTTCTAATTCTTTTATTGTATATGACTTTTTAAAATGATTATTATAACTTTTGATCAAAAAATCCAAGTTACGAATTCTTGGAAACATTAATGAGTTCCATTTCCCATTCTTAACTATTGGGTTATTAGTATTTAACAAATATATAGTTTTTTTGTCTAAATTGTTATATATTTGATTATGCTTCATATCATATTGTGAAAAACCTATCATATCTTTGTTTTTATATAACTTGTTCCAATATACGTGTAAATATACACTTGATTCCATATAACCTCTTTTTTGTAGAAATGGATTATATTTATTTAATTCATATTCTAAAATATTATTACATGTTTTTTCTTTGGAATATACTTCATTAACACCAAAAAATGTAAAATAAAAGTTATCTTCTCTAAAATAATATTTTTTGTGATAAACACAAAACATTTCCAGATTAGAATTTAAATTATTAAATAATATTTTACTACTATTAGCTAATATTTTAACCTTATTTAATGATATTTTATCTTGAATAAAATTGTAATCTTCATCATTTATATAACATATTTCAATATCTCTATCATAATCGCAAATATCTCCTTTTATTAATGTAATTCTATCTTGATATGGTATTATATTTTCTTCACATAAATTAAGAGTATTTGGATTACATCCAAAAGAATATATTTTTGCATTTGGAAATGTCTTATAAAATTCAATACTTTTCTTACAATCTTTAGAACCTATATCAAAAATTACAAAATCTTTATTTTTATTATTTATATAATTAACAAAATTTTCAACCATAATATTAATATTTATATATTAATATTTATATATTAATAGTTAAATATTAATAATTAATATTATTTAACTATTAATTATTAATATTAATATAAATGTTAATTATTAAATTAATGGGTGGTCTGGGTAACCAATTATTTCAAATATTCTCTCTTATTTCTTATTCTATTGATAACAATATTGATTATAAAATATTAGAATTTAAAGATGATAAAGTTTCACCATGTCAAAAATCACTTAGAAACACATATTGGAATAATTTATTAAAAAATATTTATAATAAAACTATTAAAAATATAAATGAACATATTTATCAATATAATGAACCGTGTTTTGAATATAAACAATTACCATTAATACCCGATAAATCTAAAAATTATATGTTTGTTGGTTATTTTCAATCACATAAATATTTTCAAAACAATTTAGATAAAATTTTAGATTTAATAAAATGGAATGATATAAAGCAACCTTATAAAAATAATTATGATTATGAAAATACAATATCATTACATTTTAGAATAGGAGATTATATTAATTTACAATCACATCACCC